CAAACAATGCCTTTGCGGCGCTACGGGCGAATGGTTCAGTGGTGGCTTGGGGAAGAGACAGTTTTTGGCGGAGTGGTGCCAAAAAATATAGCGGGATTAAATGACATTGTTGAAGTGACCGCAACAGTGCATGCATTTACAGCCCGTCGAGCGAATGGCTCTGTGGTAGCGTGGGGGGATGTTGATAGGGGAGGAAAAGTTCCAGAATCTATCTCAAATCTGCAAGATATTATTCAAGTCACAAGCTCGAAAGCTGCATTTGCTGCGTTGCGCCGTGATGGGACGGTGGTCACTTGGGGCGATAGCGAATGGGGGGGAGATAGTCGTGCGGTGGCAGAGCAGTTGAAAAATGTTCGTGCTATCTACGGGAGTAGTACAGCGTTTACCGCGTTAACTGCGGATGGTCGCGTAGTGACGTGGGGTTTAGCTGGGGGAGGAGGAAATAGTAGCTCAGTTCAGGCATTGCTCAAAGGGCAGGTATCCTATGAAATCGCAACACAATAAATTAGAGTTATTTAATTGTCATCCTTAAACCGCTTCTTGGGGAGATAATACTGTTCGGTTAAGATTTCTTACAACGGGCCGGATATTTTTCTGGTGTATAAAGCACTGAACACTCGTAACTTCGGTGCTTTTTCTCTTTTGGTAGGATACGTATCTTTATATTCTCTCTCATTTTTTTCAATTTGGATGGCAATGTCCCTGTTCCCCATAATTCCTGTCTGATACCCGATGGGAAATGATTTCTCAATGTATTGAATTATTAATATCCGTTGGTTGTTGTTTCATATATTCTTGGCTATTAGGCTGAGAATATATAATAAATGATTTAGTGGTGGGACTATTATTTTATAATTATTTATGGGGTGTATTGCAGTGAATAACAGAATAATTTCCTTGCTCGATTTCACATATTAACTGCATTTTCTCGGGTAAATTATATAAATGGTTTTGTTGAGGTAAATGAAAATATATACAAATAACATAGTGTCGGTTTGTATTTGATTGGTTCAATAAGTCATTATATTTAGTGAAGCTATATGATACATTAAATAAACCCATGAAATATATTTCATAACCGAATGGTTTTAATTTATTTACAAATTGAATTTTTCGTATAATATTTTGCTTTAACAATGGTGGTGTTAATTTAGGTCCGAGTGAAAGGAGGGGAGGGGTATAATAATGTTTTTAAATTACGTTAAGTTTGTTTAATATTTAACGGTGACAAGTTTGAAAAGAAATTATTATGTATTATTTGGTTTTTTCTGATGAAAAATACTAAGTTATATTGCTTGGTTTATTAATCTAGTAATAATTTAATTTCTGAATTAGGGGATATATATGTCTACAGAAGATATGAATATAGCTGATCAAAAAGTTGGTAAAGATTCCGTTGTTGTTGGGAATGCAGAAGCACCAGCAATATATGCTATAGCAATTGGTGCTTCACCACTAATTTCTAAATCAATTAGTGAGGGCGCTATTGCTATTGGGCAAAATCAACAGGCGGGTAGAGAAGAGAATCAAAATCAGGATTATAAAGTCATATGGCCAATTGCGATTGGCGCTGATTCTGTATCCAGTGGGACAGCTTCTATTGCTCTAGGGCAAAAGGTTGTCGCTAGTGGGGTTCAGGCAGTAGCTATTAGCCAAAATTCCACTTCAACAGGAAGTTCGAGTGTTGCAGTGGGATCAGACTCTATATCCAGCGGTTCGTCTGCTGTTGCTCTGGGGAAAAAAGCGATTGCCAGGGGGAATCAGGCAGTAGCAATTAGTCAAAATTCCTCTGCAACAGGAAGTTCGAGCGTTGCATTAGGAGAAGGCTCTGTATCCAGCGGTTCGTCTTCCATTGCTCTGGGACAAAAAGTTTCTGTCAGTGGGTCTCAAGCAATTGTGATTGGTCAAAACTCCTCTGTAACAGGGAGTAGGAGTATTGTATTAGGATCAGACACTCAATCCAACTCTTCGTCTTCTATTGCCGTGGGGCAAAAGATTAATATTAGTGCGTCTCAGGGAATTGCGATTGGGCAAAACGCCTCTGTAACAGCAAGTGGGAGCATTGCATTAGGCGCAAATTCTGTTGCCAGCAAACCGAATGTTGTTTCTGTGGGAAAACCGGGTAATCAACGTAAGATTGTGAATGTTGCTGCCGGGGATATTTCCAGAAACAGTACGGAGGCGGTGAATGGTCAGCAATTATATTCTGAATTGGCAAAAATGAGTGCATTAGATATGAAAAATAAGCAACTGGAAATGGATATTAAAAAGCTGGAGAGTACTATAAATAGGCTTACCCATTCTATTGCTAATCTTACTCTGCTGTGCCAGAAAAATGCAGATGAAGTTGCTTTGTTGAAGAAATGAATTCTTAACACATTGGATTATTAATAACAAATGGATTCGACTAAATTAATAAGTGCATTTTCAGGAGGGGAGGTTAGTTGCTATTACCTTAACCTTGGTATCTTTCCTTTTCCAAAGGAAAATGCACTAAAGTTCATCAACCATTAGCAGAAAGTTGAAACGAAATCAGGAAATAAAAGAATGGATTAGCCGGTTAATTTGGTAGGGGGTAAGTCCAGAACATAAAAGCCAGCTCGGAAACTGGCTGTTCACGTATCGGTTAAAAAGTAGACTTAAAGAAAGCGAGGTGTTGACAGGTAGACAACAACGCTATGAACACTTGATATGAAAGATGTAACAGATTTCATGATGAACTCTCTTTATTGGTAAAGTGTGATTTGTTTCACGAAAATCTAAATTGTGGCTGTGATTTTAATCAGAAAAACTTCAGAGTCAAGCAGTTTTTAAAAATTATTTTAAATATTAAAATAATTTTGTATCGAGTGTTTTAGGTGATGAAGTGAGCAAATCTTGCAGAGGAAGAGTAAGATTGCATATTAGTTGGAATAACCCGGCAGTCGTTACATGAGAAAGCAATGGGACATGATGTCTGAACAGTCGTTATCGGTTTGGCACAAATCTAACGAGCCAAAACCGCCCTGAAAGGGTTTATTGGTTTTCCATTTTTATTTCAATTTATTCTCATTCACCTATGTTGTGCGCTATAAACAATCTTGGATTTCCTCCAAAGATTAACCTCAAACTAAATATCAATATTTTCCCCATGCTTTTAGCAAAACATCTATGTTAATCTCAATATTCAAGCTAAAAGTTAGGAGTTTTTAAGTGAAGAATATAGTGATTCGCCATGTTGAAGAGGGCGATTGTGAACAAATTCGTCAGTTATACGCTAACCCGCAAGTTTACTATGGTACTTTACAATTACCTTATCCTTCTCTGGAGACATGGATAAAGCGTATTACAAATCTTTCGGCAGGATGTTTCTCTTTAGTGGCTTGTATTGATGGAGAAATTGTGGGTCAGGTTGGTATTGAAATATGCCAAAACTTTCGGCGTCGCCATGTTGCTACTTTTGGCATGGGAGTACATGCTGATTATCAGGGACAGGGTATTGGTAGTGAATTAATGGAGGCTATGCTCAATATGTGTGATAATTGGTTGAACATTGAACGCATAGAGTTGGAAGTATATACAGATAATGATGCTGCTATCGCATTATATAAAAAATTTGGATTTGAGATTGAAGGAACGGCTAAACGTCATGCTTTTCGTCATGGTCGATATGCTGATGCCTATTATATGAGTAGGATTTCAGATATTAGCGGGAAATTTCAGTCTACATTAGAGAGTTAGTTTATCAGATGAACAGAAAACAGTATTTTTTAGATATTGAGTTATTTATTACTGCCAATCATACAAAAATAGTTAATGTTTTAATTGAGAATAAAATCCTATGATTGTTTTTTTGATCTAGAATTTGATTGATGTGAATTTTGATAGATTATATTTATAATAATTTAATATGTTAATTATAAAATAATGTTATTTAATTCAAGGAGGACATATGAGTCCCAAGAATGATTTTAAAGCTTTTTCTACTAATAGTAATGCTAATGTTATAAGTCAGCAAGGATATGAAGGGAGTGCGGAATTGCAAACTGGGTTTCCACCATATTCTATGACGCCTCACATATTAAATAAGGTATTGCGTCAATCGTCAACCATATCATCTGTTGTGGCTAATTTCATTGCGACACAATCGGGCGGTGATATTCTAGATGATGGAAATGTAGCTAAACTTACCGAGCAATTAAATAAGGCATTAAAACAAAAGATCACAACAGAAATTCCCAGTGCTTCATTAAACCAATCAGGCGTTGTTCAGCTTACTGATGTTATTGGTGATAGTGACATATTGGCAGTGACACAAAAGCTTGCTCAGGAAATAGTAAATTCATTACGTGGAGATATTAATACTAGAGTACCTAATAGCCGCAAGGTGAATGGGAAAGTGCTGTCGAATGATATTAACCTAAGTGCGGGGGATGTGGGGAGTTATGCCAAATCTGAATCTGATGTTCGATATGGTAATAAAAATACAGCCTTAAAATCTGCGAATGGCTGGTGGAAATGTGGTGATACAGGAATAATTTATCAATGGGGGGTTGTAACAGGGGACGATAATTATTTGGTTAACTTTCCTATTAGTTTTCCTAGTGCGTGTACAACTGTGGTTGCGACAACTGATGGCGGAAGAAAACCTTCACCTCCGATTGGATATCGTTGTTTTGTCGAAGTTGGTGATATTACAGCAGTATCTTTTACAGCAACAACTATTGGTGCGCTAAACACTGATTTCCGGGCGCGAGCAGTCCATTGGATGGCTATTGGATATTAGGAGTGCATTTATTGAGCATATGAAGCTGCCAAAATAGAAATATAAGTATATGGTCCTGACATATTATTGATAAAGCGCAGGTTATTTAGCCAGCGCTTTGATCCAATAAAGGATTGGAAAAAAATAAAAAATGCATTTACTACAATGTTAATAATACCTTTGCATTATAATAAGTTTATTTTCATCACTTTTAATTTATGAATTGGAATGAAAATATTTATGATTGTTGTTCCTATACTATTTATTTAATGAGCCTGAAAAAGATGCCTTATTAATATGAAATAAATACAGAGTAATCCTGAACAGACAGGATGTTTGTGCAGTGTTTTTATTTTTTATGGAGTTATGACATTGAAAGGTTTAGTCTAAAATATAAAAATAAGTAATGACAAGGTGAAATGTTTTAGATGTTGAATATGAATGGCTTGAATATATTTCTAGTTGAAACTTGTTGGTTTTCTTCTTGTTGTCAATGATATAAAAATAATTATTCTTCTAAGTTAGAAGAACATTTTATTATTATTTTTATGAATTAAACTATGGCTGCCGTAAATTATGATGGCTTGCTTTGATAATAATTAAATATATAGATAATAATATTTAATCTAAGGGGTGTATATGAGTACCAAGAATGATTTTAAGGCTTTTTCTATTAGTAATGATGCTAATATAGTGAGTCAAGATAAATATGAGCAAGATCAGAGTTTGCAGACTGGATTTACGCCAGATAATATTACTAGTAATCTGCTAAACAAAGTATTACGTCAATCGTCAACAATAGCGTCTGTCGTGGCTAATTTTATTGCGACACAATCTGGCAGTGATATTCTGGATGATGGCGATGTAGCTAAACTTGCTGAGCAATTAAATAAGGCATTAAAACAAAAAATCACAACAGAAGTTCCCAATGCTTCATTAACACAAAAAGGTATTGTTCAGCTTACTAATGTATTGGGCGATAGTGACACATTAGCTGTTACACAAAAGCTTGCTCAGGAAATAGTAAATTCATTGCGTGAGAGTATTAATGCCAAGGTGCACAACACTCGAAAGATTAACGGGAAAGCATTGTCTGAGGATATCACTATTACTTCTCAGGATATTTTGGGTGGTCAGGCGATTAGTTTAGGTGATAAGGCAGATTTGAATAGCTACAAAACACCGGGAATTTATCATCAAGAGTATGATGCTCATGCTAAAAATGGCCTTAATTATCCTGAGTTTCTCGCCGGTGCTCTTGTTGTATTGAAATCGGCAGGGACGGTTCAACGTTATTTTGTCTATAATAGTAGTCGAGTATATACACGTAGCCAGTTTCATGATAATCCGTGGACGCCTTGGACTAGAGAATATAATACGCTGAATAAACCTACTGCTGAGGATATTGGTGCATATACAAAAATAGAATCTGATTCTCGATATATTGCGGGAATTCGCAAGGTGAATGGAAAATCTTTAGCTACGGATGTCACTATTACTTCTCAGGATATTTTGAGTGGGCAGGCGATTAGTTTAGGTGATAATGTAAATTTGGATTACTGTAAAACACCTGGGATTTATTATCAGGATTATAATGCTCATGCTAAAAATGGCGTCAATTACCCTGAGCCGCTTTCTGGTTCGCTTATTGTGTTGAAAGCCGCTGGAATCATTCAACGTTATTTTGTTTATAACAGCAGCCGGGTATATACACGTAGCCAATTCCATGATAATCCCTGGACTCCTTGGGCGCAGGAATATAATACATTGAATAAACCTGCGGACAGGGTGATTAGCGGGTATACAAAAGCAGAAGTAGATAATCTGGTTAATGCTAAAGGAAATAAAAATACAGCGTTGAAATCAGTGAATGGTTGGTGGAAATGTGGGGATACTGGAGTGATTTATCAGTGGGGGGTTGTAAACTGGACAGCATATGATACACCGGTTAATTTTCCTATCCAGTTTCCTAATGCTTGTGTAAATGTTTCATTGACATTGGGTGATAAATCTGATTTATCATCATCACATAATGTTGTTGCAAGACAATTGTCTGTAACAGGATTTAGTTACTGTGCATATGAGACTGAAAGCTCTGCGTTTTGGTTTGCAGTAGGGTATTGATATTAACCTATAATGTAAAAATAAATGTTTTTTATTTTTTCCATTGCCTCTCAAAACTTAAACAGTTTAGATTAAGTGGCTATTAAAGTCTGAGTTCTGTAGTTAACGGGAGTCAGGCTTTTTAATTTTTCTTTAATCCGATAGTTATTATCATCGTCAATATATTCTTTCCGTTCTGCTGTTAGATTCCCAATATATTAAAATCTCTCTAGATAAAATAATGCTGACTTTAAGTGAACAGATATTTTAATCAGGATTTTAGATTTTAATCATAAAATTAGTTTGTTTTTGAAATAATTTAATATGTAAAATTTAGAGTTAAAATCAGATCTTTTTATATAATGTGCTGGAAAATTCAGTTTATAACTTAAAATAAGAAAGTTAGATAGAAAAATGTAGAATAAAGATGAGAATAAATTTGTGAAATTTAATTTTCGTTTTTTAAATTATATAAAAATAGTTAATATTCTGATTTATAAGAATGTTTTGTTATTGTTTTTATGAACTAGACTATTGCTGGCGTAAATTAAGAGAGGTTGTTTTTGCAATAATTAAAGGTGTTTATTGTAAATAATATTATTCAATTTGAGGATTGTATATGAGTGCCAAAAATGATTTTAAGGCTTTTTCTGTTAGTGATAATGCTAATGTAGTGAGTCAAGCAAAGTATGAAGAAAACCAGAGTTTGCAGACTGGATTTTCAGCAGATAATATTCCTGTTAATCTGTTAAATAAGGTATTACGCCAATCGTCAACAATATCATCTGTGATAGCTAATTTTATCGCGACACAATCCGGAAATGATATTTTGGATGATGGTAATATAACTAAACTTACCGATCAGCTAAATAGGGCCTTAGAACAAAAAATTGCAACAGAAGTTCCAAATGCCTCATTAACACGAAAAGGTATTGTTCAGCTTACCGATGTAGTGGGTAATAGTGATACATTGGCGGTTACGCAAAAGTTGGTTCAGGAAATAATAAATTCATTGCGTGAAAATATTAATACCAGAATACCAAACACCCGGAAAATTAACGGGAAAGTATTAACTGAGGATATTAATATTACTTCTCAGGATATCCTTGCTGGGCAGGCACATAGTTTAGGCGACAATGCGAATTTAGATAATTACAAAACACCGGGGATTTATTATCAAGAGTATAATGCTCATGCCAAAAATGGTAATAATTACCCTGAGCAGTTCGCTGGATCGCTGATTGTATTGAAAGCGGCCGGGGTTATTCAACGTTATTTTGTCTATAACAGCAGTCGGGTATATACACGTAGTCAGTTTCATGAAAGCCCGTGGACGCCTTGGACGAGAGAATATAATACATTGAATAGACCTACTGCCGGAGAGGTTGGAGCATATGCAAAAGCAGAGTCTGATTCTCGATATATTACAGGGCTACGTAAAGTTAATGGAAAAGCTTTAGCTGCGGATATCAATATTACTTCTCAAGATATCTTCGCTGGGCAGTCGATTAATTTAGGAGATAACGCAGATTTAAATATTTATAAAACACCGGGGATTTATTATCAAGAATATAATGCTCATGCCAAAAATGGCGCGAACTACCCTGAGCCGTTCGCGGGGTCGCTTATTGTGTTGAAAGCGGCTGGGGTTATTCAACGTTATTTTGTTTATAACAGCAGTCGGGTATATACGCGTAGCCAATTCCACGATAGTCCGTGGACGCCTTGGGCGCAAGAATATAACTCGTTGAATAAACCGTCTGACAAGGCTGTTGGGGAGAATACGGAAGTAGGATCTGATAATAATTATGTTGCTACTAAAGAAGAATTAATACAGCAAGCAGAACATGAGAAGTCTCAGTTATTGACTAAAATTAATAATCTTGTCGCTCCACTACAAGACTCTGTTGATTTAGGCATTGCCACCGAAGCAGAAAAAAACGTTCTATTGGAATGGAAGAAATATAGGGTAGTGTTGAGCAAAGTTGATATTTCATTGGCCCCTGATGTTGAGTGGCCGGATCAGCCGAAATAATAAAAAAATGGTCTGAATAAACAGAACATTCATATAATAATTTTTTTGATGTCGGGGATAAGATACTGAAATATTCAATTTGGAACTTGAAATGGAAAATTTGCAATAGGAAATTGGAGTCTAATAGGCGTGAATTTAGGTAAATCGTCTACGTAATGAATTAATATACTAATTGTAAAATAATATAATGGGGAGATATGAGTATGAAAAATGATTTTAAAGCTTTTGCTATTGGTAATGGCGCTAATGTGGTTAGTCAACAACTCTATGAAACAGATCCGAATTTGCCGCGTGGGTTTCCAGACCGGCAGTATATTGATAATCACATGTTAAATAAGATATTTCGCCAAACATCAGCAATAACATCGGTTGTAGCTGATTTTATTGCGACACAATCTGGTGAGGATGTTTTAGATGATGGTAATGTAACTAAACTCACCGCACAGTTAAATAAAGCTTTAGAACAGAAAGCGATAACAGGAATTCCCAATGCTTCATTAACACAAAAAGGTATTGTGCAACTTACCGATGTGATTGGTGATAGTGATACATTGGCGGTGACGCAAAAGCTGGTTAAGGTAATAGTTAATTCATTACTTGAAAATATTAATGGCAGAGTACCTAATAATCGGAGAGTCAATGGGAAGGAGTTGACTGAGGATATTACACTTTCCGCGATTGATGTTGGTGCTAAACGACCGGGTGATATCTATTTATCTGCACATCCGGCATCAGATTTAGCTAAAGGAGAGTATATTGCGAATGGTGCTGTTTATCCAATTGATTCTGCTGTTGGTAGAGCATTAAATAATTTATCTGATGCATATAAGGCGGCATGGGGAATTAAACTGAATGGTGATAAAATCAATCTCCCTAATTTATTTGTTAATGGAAAAGGAATATTTGTGCGAGCAGGCTTGCAGCCTGGTGTAATACAGGGAGATGCGATTAGAAATATTACAGGTAATTTGGGATGGCAAGCGCATGGGCTTTTTACTCGTACCAGCGGCGCATTTTATGGTGTTAGAAGTACCGCAACAGTCATTGCTGCGGGAACGAGTGCTAATAGTAATCATGGATATTCAGCATACGCCACTTTTGATGCGTCAAAGGTAGTACCAACGGCAGACGAGAACCGCCCGTTAAATATCAGTATGATACCGGTAATTTATTTAGGCGTATGAGGTTATAGTATTTATTGAATTTTCTGATACAGCAATCCTTTGGTGAATATCCTAAGAATATAGCTAGAGTTTAAATATGGATTTTGGCTATATATGAATATTATTGAAAGTTATAAGTAAAAATCTCTGTTAACTGCCTGAATAAATGGGATTTTTATTCAGGCCATTTTTTGTTGCTATAATTAAAATATTGTAAAATTATATTCTTGATTTAAAGATAAAATAATTTCAGGAAAAAATAAAGATATGAAAAATAATAATTTAGAATGTTGAATATAATGATTTTAGGGATGTTTTTGATTGCAGTATATCGGATTATTTATTGTTGGCAATTATATAAAAATAGTTACTCCTTTTAGTTATAAAAATATTTCATTATTGTTTTTCTAAACTAGACTATTATCGATATGAATTGTGAGAAATCATCTTTAGTGATAGTTCAATATGTTTATTATGAAATAATGCCATTTAATTTAAGGAGATGTATATGAGTGCCAAAAATGATTTTAAAGCTTTTGCTATCAGTAGTAATGCTAATGTACCCAGTCAACAAGACTATGAAACATACCCGAATTTGCTGGTTGGTTTTCCAGGCAATCAGTATATTCCTCATCACATCTTAAATAAGATATTACGTCAAGCATCAACCATATCATCTGCTGTAGCTGACTTTATTGCGACAGAATCTGGCACTGATGTTTTGGATGATGGCAATGTAACTAAAATCACCGCACAGTTCAAAAGCGTATTAGACAAAAAAATTGCCAAATGTTGTAATCTTAATGTGAATACGGCTAACAAGGTTGTGAATGGTTGGTGGAAATGTGGTGATACTGGAATAATTATCCAGTGGGGTCAGGCAAACGGCTGTGGGTCTATAAATGATTACAGATACTTCCCGATTCCATTCCCTAATGCTTGTTTCCAGATCGTTGCAACATATTCTGAGTTTGAAAATTTTGGCGCTGGAGTCGCTGCTTTACCTGTTTCTGCAAGTCAATTTATTGTGACATGCAGAAATTCTGCATACCAGTTAGCAAGTAATTTTGTGAGATATGTAGCGATAGGATATTAATTATGTATTTTTATAGTGCAAAGACAAATGCATTTTACCCTGTAGAATTAGAACAGAATTATATTGCTTCTGGTTCATTGCCCGATGATATTATTGAGGTTAGTATTGATATTTATCAAGAATACGCTGCAAATAATGCGCCAGAAGGAAAGTATCGTATAGCAGGTCAGAATGGTTTACCAGAATGGGCTGATATTCCTCCGCCAACGAAGGAAGAATTGCAGCAATATATTGAAAGTAAAAAGCAACAATTTATTTTGGAGGCTAGCCAGAAAATAGCACCATTACAAGATGCTGTTGATTTAGGGATTGCGAATAAAGAAGAGGAAGCGGCTCTATTAGTATGGAAGAAATATAGAGTAATGCTGAATAGGATTGATATTTCACAGGCTCCTGATATTGAATGGCCGGAACAACCGAAATAATGAGAATGGACAGAATAAACAAGCCATTCATACAATGGGTTATTTAATGTTAGGTCATAAGTTTGACTTAAAATCAGCATATAATATTGTTGAAAGACAATTGTCTACAACAGAATTTAATTATTAAATATGCCCTAAATAAATATTTGTGTTTTGGTTTTTAACATAATATTGATATATGTTTACAGTAAAAAATAAATGCTTTTTATTTTTAGTTGTTATCCTAAAACCACCTCTTGGCGAGGTGGTCTTTTACTCAGTCCGTTTTATTGGTTTTATAATTAAAATATTGTAATGTTGTGTTCGTAACTAAAAAAAGATTGAAGGTGAAGTTGAATACAATGAGTTTTGGAATGTTTTGATTATAATTTTGGGGGTTATTGATCTCAATTATGAGAAATCATCTTTACTGATAGCTCAATATGTTTATTATGAAATGATGTTTTTTAATTTAAGGGGATGTATATGAGTACCAAAAATGATTTTAAAGCTTTTGCTATTGATAGTAATGCCAATGTGCTCGGTCAACAAAAATATGAAATATATCCGGATTTGCTGGTTGGATTTCCTGATGAACAATGTATTCCTAATCACGTATTAAATAAAGTATTGCGGCAAACATCAACCATATCATCTGTTGTAGCCGATTTTATTGCGACAGAATCTAACAGTGATGTTTTGGATGATGGTAATATAGCGAAACTTACTACGCAATTAAACAAAGCATTAGAACAAAAAATCAAAGCAGAAGTAGAATCTGATAATCGATTTATTCGGTTAAATACGAATACAAAAACATCTGGTTGTATTTTATCTAAGACAGCAAATTTATTTGACGATCAATCGCTGCGGGATTTGTCATTGTCAGGTTTCTTGCGTCCAAATGGTTGGGCGGACTTAGGTGGTTTGGCAATTCATGTAGCTCACCCTAGTACGGGGATTCAGCACTCAAGAGGAATTTCGTTTGAATATGGTAGTACATCTGGAGGTCAAGAGGGGTTTGGAATACATACGTATGCATTTGACAAAGATGGTAAGTTTAAAGGTAAAAAAAGAATTTTAACGGAAGATGATCGTAATAAAGCGATATTATCGGTAAATGGATGGTGGAGATGTGGTGATACTGGAATGATTTATCAATGGGGTAATGTACCTATTGATGATAATCAGGGAAAAATTGTAAATTTACCTATTTTATTTCCAAATAGGTTATTATCTCTTCATGTGACAGCTATTTCATCAGCACCAAACAAAAATATTGATACTTCTGCTTATGGAAAACCATTAAATAACTCTCAGATACATGTTTCTGTGTCATCAAATTACCGTGATAATGATGTAAGTAGTGTTTATTTTTTTTCTATTGGTCATTAAGGAGAAGAAAAAGTGTATTATTATAGTGCCAAAACAAACGCATTTTACCCCATAGAGTTGCAACAAAATTATATTGCTTCTGGTTCATTGCCCGATGATATTATTGAGGTTAGTCTTGATATTTATCAAGAATACGCCGCGAATAATGCGCCAGAAGGAAAGTATCGTATAGCAGGTCAGAATGGTTTACCAGAATGGGCAGATATTCCTCCACCAACGAAGGAAGAATTGCAGCAATATGTTGAAAGCAAAAAGCAACAATTTATTTTGGAGGCTAGCCAGAAAATAGCACCATTACAAGATGCTGTTGATTTAGGGATTGCGAATAAAGAAGAGGAAGCGGCTCTATTGGTATGGAAGAAATATAGAGTAATGCTGAACAGGATTGATATTTCACAGGCTCTCGGTATTGAATGGCCGGAACAGCCAAAATAACGAGAATAGTCTGAGTAAGTAGACTATTCATACAATGATACCAGAAGTTGGATATTTTAAATCAAATTGTTATCAAAGTCTGAGTTCTGTATTTAACAGGACTCGGATTTTTTAATTTTAATATCGAATTAGCGGTGCTTGAAGAGCTTATCTAATTCCATAGCGCAGGCGTAAATAGATGTGCTCGGATTATTCACAGTCGTGTAGAATTTGGCTGCTTATTTCCGGATAACTTCGAGGAAATCAAGAGTTGAAAACACAATTAATCTCCTGAGGAGGGAATGACGAATTAGCAAAAATTCAGGTTGTGATTTTAACTTTAATGTATTTAAAATAATGCTGAGAAATCACCAATAGGAGTAGTGTATGAGAACACTAATAGGTTTTTTGGCATTAATACTGTGTGGTGTGTCATTCCTATCATTCGGTGCGAGCTTTGATTGCGCAAAAGCCACCAGTAAGGCTGAAAAGTTAATTTGCTCGACCCCAGCATTATCCCAAGCTGATGACAACCTATATATTAATTACCTTCAGGCCAAACTGGCTACAGGCAACAATGCGGACTTTAAAGCTTTGGTAAAACAGAATTGGGAACTTCGCGAAAAATGCGTGGCAGTTGAATGTCTTCAAGACTGGTATCACCGGTCATCGGAAATGTACAGAAAGATTGCCGCAGATAAAGCAACAGAGAACTGTTATAAAGAAAGGCAAAAAATTACTCTTGATGGCACATTATTAAGGATCACCTATCCCGGTCCACCAAATTACGAAAGTGTGGAAAACGGGGATAGCCCTGAAACTTATTGGGTGTTGCAACCGGATAAGGCGATAAAATGCGCTACAGGGGCCCCAGAATGGGGGGATCGTAGTCTGATGCAACTGGTGGTTGAGGATGAGTTTTATACCGTGTATCGAAGCCTTATTGGGCACCGCGTGAAAGTAACCGGAACCATTATGTACGCGGTTACTGGACATCACCATACACCGATAATGCTTGAAACCCAACGAATTGAAGCTGCTAAATAATTTGGAAGTAATAATGCTTGCTCAAAGAGCAGGCTATTTAGTTATCTATAGGGAGAAATTTCTCAGTTTACCTAATCAATGGTAGCTCTAAGCCAAGGATGGCTTAACTCTGAAATCCCCTGAAATTGTTGGTGTTAGCTTTTGATAGCTTGCCGGAGTCGAAATATTACAATTATGTTCTTTCTGGGGATTGAAAGGATTTTCGTGGTTGTCGTGTCAAGTCTGACTTGATACTGATTTATTAAAAAAACGATGCAAGAACATTGCGCCTTGTCCGTCTTGGTTCTCACTCAGAACTTGGTCTATAGTAAACAATAAATCTCTTTGACAGATCAGAATTAATTAAAAAAATATAGCCCTGAGAAATAGGGTTATATTTTTGTATATGAACAGGATCGCAGTAAACCACATAAAGAGGGATTTTCTGAGTATTAGATCATTTTTTCATTCATGTCATCCCATGCATGAGTTGCTATAAACTGGTATGGGAGATTATTTCTTTATAGATATTTTATCGTCAGCACTTATATTTCCCTATATGTTTTCAGAACTGGAGACTCAAGTGCATTGATAAGATTATGATATTCTTGAACACGGTAGATTAGGTGTTAGGGTAAAGATTTAGAGTGGAAAGTTAAGTCGAGAGAATTGCAGGAATAAATGGAAGGAATAAGAGAAAAATAGTTTACAGATGTATATTTTCGATCCAAAAATATTGGGATGCTTATTGCTGGTAATGATATAAACATATTTAATCTTAATAAGTGATAAGAATTCAGCATTATTATTTTTATGAACTAGACTTTAATTGGTGTGAGTTGACAGGGGATTGTTTTTGCAATAATTAAACATGTTTACTATAAAGAAATTATTTAATGTAAGGAGAAAGTATATGAGTCAGAAGAATGATTTTAAAGCTTTTTCTATTAATGATAATGCAAATGTAGTGAGTCAAAAAAGATATGAAGAAAGCAAGGATTTGTTGACTGGATTTCCACCAAATGATGCTCCCACTTATTTGTTAAATAAAGTATTACGCCAATCATCAACGATATCATCTGTCGTGGCTGATTTTATTGCGACACAATCTGGTGATGATGTTCTGGATGATGGGGATATAGCTAAACTCACCGCACAATTAAATAAAGCGTTAGAACAAAAAATTACAGCAGACATTCCCGGTGCTTCATTAACACAAAAAGGCATTACTCAGCTTACAGATGTAACAGGTAATCGTAATACATTAGCAGCCACTCAGAAGTTAGTTACTGATGTAAATAATAATGCTAATAGCAAGCTAGCCAAAAATCAAAACGGAGCAGACATTCCCGATAAAAATGCTTTTGTGAAAAACCTCAGTTTGTTAGAAACGATGCAAAAGGCAAATAATGCAGTACCGAGCAGCCGGAAAGTGAACGGGAAAGCGTTGACTGGAGATATCAATTTTAATGCGGGAGATATAGATGCATATACCAAGGCAGAAGTTAATAATCTGATCAATGCAGTTAATAATATTCCTGTAGGTGTTCCTATGCCCTGGCCGACTGCCATACCGCCAACTGGGTGGCTGCAATGTAACGGTGCGGCCTTTGATAAGTCGAAATTTCCGGAATTAGCGAAAGCCTATCCTGATGGTAATTTACCAGATTTAAGAGGAGAATTTATTCGTGGCTGGGATGATGGTCGAGGTGTTGATAAAGATCGCAAGCTCAACAGTAACCAGAGGTGTATGACAGAATATCACAAGCATATGACTGCTTGGGGAGAGTCTGTCAACTATGATGGTTTTGGCATTTTTGGGGCCACAAATCAAAAAAATCACTCTGGAAATGCAGGTGCAATGGATAGGGATAACTTCTGGTACCATACAAACGATGGATCGGATTACGAAGGTATGGTTAATCCCCTTGGCGTCATGGGATTAGAAACCAGACCTCGCAATGTAGCATTTAACTACATAGTGAGAGCAGCATAA